GAAGGCGACAAGCTCCGTGCCGAAGGCGACAAGCTCTGGGCGGAAGGCGACAAGCTCTATGCTGAAGGCGACAAGCTCCGTGCCGAAGGCGACAAGCTCTATGCTGAAGGCAACAAGCTCCGGGCTGAAGGCGACTTGATTTTTATCAATGCCGTCATCAAGACCTTTGGGAACATCAAATTAGAATGGACGAATTGGAATAATGGTAAACATTCACATGAATGTCATCTTGACAATGGAGAAGTCTACATTCCGGTGTAACCATTTCAGTCTTCAAAACAAATGTTGACCGTTTTTGTTCAAAGGAGAAGAATTATGGGACCGAAAGAATTGGGAAAGGTGTTGGAGACGTGTGTGGAGCACAGGGAGCCTGTTCTTATCAAGGGTGCTCCAGGAGTTGGGAAAACGGATGTTGTGCATCAAATCGCTAAGAAAACCAAACACAAACTCATCGTTTTCCATCCAGTTGTCAGCGACCCCACGGATTTCAAGGGACAACCGGCTGTAGTGACAATGAAGAATGGAGAGAAAACTGCGGAATTTCTCCCGTTCGGCGATCTTCGAGCCCTGCTCGAAGCCGACGAACCCACAATCGCATTCATGGATGATGTTGGCCAAGCTCCTGCCGTAGTGCAAGCGGCACTGATGCAGTTGATTTTGGCAAGACGTGTGAATGGACATGTCGTCAGCGATAAAGTGGTTTTTATGGCTGCGACAAATCGAAGGCAGGACCGGGCAGGAGTGACAGGAATTCTGGAACCTGTCAAGAGTCGATTCACAACAATTCTGGAAATGGTGCCTGACAAGGACGACTGGATCGAGTGGGCATTGCAGCATGACATGCCAAACGAGTTGATCGGTTTCATCAATTTCCGACCGGCGATGCTGGCGACCGAAGAGGTGACTTCGGATATTATCAATCACCCATCACCAAGGACGATTGCAAACGCAGGCAGGCTCATTAAAATGGGCTTGATGGGAATGGAAGTGCTGGGGGGTGCTGTTGGACAGGGATGTGCAGTGGAAATGATTGGATTCATCAAGGTTTTCAATCAGCTTCCAAACATCCAATCTATCCTTCTCAATCCAGAAGATGCAATCGTGCCGACAGATCCCTCTGCCCAATATGCCGTTGTTGCTGCATTGGTGGGGGCAACGACGAAAGACAATGTTGGAAGAGTGTTCAAGTACGCGGAACGGTTGCCAATTGAGTTTATGACTCTGTTGGCAAAGGATGCTGTGAGGAAGGATGACAGCATTACCAAAACTCGTACATTTATCGAATGGTGTCATCGGCATCAGGAGATTTTTGTGTAGATTGGAGGTAAAACATGAACGCAAAGGAAAAAATTACGAAAGCGAGGACCAGATTGATACTGGATCAGTATTTCTTTGGTTCTCTTGCAATGCGGTTGGTTTTGGAAGAGAATGAATCCTTCCAAACTGCCAGCACAGATGGTCATTCCCTTTGCTACAATCCTTCTTTCATCGACTCTCTTTCCATGCAAGAAACAATCGGTTTGCTGGCACATGAAGTGATGCACTGTGCATTGGATCATGTGAGAAGAGGAGAAGGAAAGGATGGAATGCTATGGAACATGGCAGCGGACTACACCATCAATGAAAATCTCAGAAACGCAGGATTTTCATTGCCTCAAGGCGGTCTGTTCGATACCAATTTCCATGGGATGGCGACGGAAGAAATTTACCATCGACTGCGGCAGCAAAAGCAACAAGGAGGAGGAGGCCAAGGGAAGGAAGGACAACAAGGAAATGGCAAACAGCAAGCGAGCAGTCCTCAAAACGATCCGAATTCCCAAGATCCAGGTAAGTGCGGTGGTGTCCATCAAAACCCGAACCTCTCCAAAGAAGAGAGACAGCAACTTGCAGAGGAATGGAAAGGTGCGACAGCCCAAGCGGCACAAATGTGCAAGAACAAGGGCGATTTGCCAAATGAAATCAGACTCCAAATCAAGGAGCTGATCGATCCGCCACTCCCTTGGCACGTGCTTCTGCGTGATTTTGTGGAACGCTGTGCGAAGAATGATTACAACTGGACAAGACCGAATCGAAGGTACATATCGGAAGGGATCATTCTTCCAAGTCTCCTCTCTGAAGTGCTTCCAGAAATGGTCATTGCAAATGATACATCTGGAAGTACAATGGGAGTTCAGGACGAATTTGCAAGAGAAGCAAGTGGTGTCCTCTCCTCTTACAAAACTACTGTCCGTGTGATTTATTGCGATGCAGCAGTGCATGGAGAGGAGGTATATGAGACAGAGGATCTGCCAATCAAGCTGAAACCGATTGGTGGAGGAGGCACGTCATTCGTCCCTGTCTTCGATTACATCGAAAAGATGGGATATATGCCGGCCTGTCTCATCTTTCTGACGGACCTCTATGGAACGTTTCCATCAAGGCCGCCAGAATATCCAGTGATGTGGATCACACCAAACGACCAAAAGGCACCGTTTGGAACGACCATCAAATTCACAAAGAAAGTGGAGAAGTAGAAACGATCCTCGGATGTGAGCCGTCTACCGACGGCTCTATCCCGTTGACCGTTCCAGGTCAAGATTTTATACAACCTTATTGTAAGGAGAACAAGGAATGAAGAAGGACAAGAAGGGCAAGAAGGAAAAGAAGGAACTGGAAACGACACCAAAGAAGGAGAAGAAAGTGGAAGTCAAGGAAGCCGAGGAGCCGAAAGTCGCCAAGACGCCAAAAGAGAAGAAGGCTGTGGAGATCACACACAAGGATGCAAAGAAGGTGGAAGCGATTGCGAAGGCTGTGGAGGATATCTTGGAAAATCTCCAAGATCATCCTGCCATCGCCAAGCGACTCACGCGAACCATCAAACACATTCACAACACCGCTGTTCTCATCCAAAATGGAGATCAGAGAAAGGCGCGATTGGCAAAGAAGAAGGAGCGGCTGCTCGCCAGAAAGTCCAAGCTCGCTGCACAGTTGGCGATGCTGGAGGCGAAAGAGGAAGAGGAGACAAGCGAGGAAGAGAACGAGTAATTTCGTTTGACGATCTCCGGCGGAGCCTCTCGCAAGAGAGGCCGAGCCCGTTGACCGTTTGACTAACTTATAATAAAGGAGAATATAATGAACACGTTACAAAAAGAATGGAAGGAAAGATGTAAGCTCTATGCGGAAGGCGACAAGCTCCGTGCCGAAAGCGACAAGCTCTATGCTGAAGGCAACAAGCTCTATGCTGAAGGCAACAAGCTCTGTGCCGAAGGCAACAAGCTCTATGCCGAAGGCAACAAGCTCTATGCTGAAGGCAGCAAGCTCTATGCTGAAGGCAGAGAGCTCCGTGCCGAAGGCGACAAGCTCTATGCCGAAGGCGACTTGATTTTTATCAATGCCGTCATCAAGACCTTTGGGAACATCAAATTAGAATGGAAGAATTGTCAAGATGACATTCAATCGTATGAATGTCATCTTGACAATGGAGAAGTCTACATTCCAGTGTAACCATTCCAGTCTTCAAAGCAAATGTTGACCGTTTATAGTAATTTACAATAAAGGAGAGTTGCCATGAGAAAGCCGGAAATCAAGCTGGGAATGAAATGGGAAGAACTACCGACTGTCGCTCTGGGAGAAATGTTAGAAGAGCTTGATTGGTTTCAAGGACGCGGAACCATTAAAATTGGACAAACAAAAGCGGATTGGGAAGTAGATTCACGAACACATCCAATGCACGTGCCTTATGTTCCGAGTTTGCAACTTTCGGTTTCTTATCGCAAAAAGGAAATTAAGGTGAATATCGCATGGGCGGGAAGAAGAAGCAGAAAAGGGACAATCTTGCAACAGTTTTTTGAAATAACGTGCTTGGATTCATATAAACCTAAAAGGATCCAAACATATAAAGGTGCGATAAGAGTAATCGAAACGGAAATCACAAACGCCCTGCCAAAAATAGATGAGGAGGTCGAGCATGAGAATGAGATGGAGCGAAGGAGAAAACGGTTTGACAAAAAAGTGAACAGGTTGTCAGAAATGCTAAATGGGGCGGACTTGAGGAATGGCCGCCTCACAAACCAAGTCCAATATCCAATTTCCAGAGATTATTCCGTTCGTTTTGTTCTTAACGAAAACGAAGATGAGGCAATTTATGGAGGATGTTTCTCTGTCGAAGGAGTATTTGACGCAGAGGAAATCAAAAATATCATTTCCGCCATAACCTCTTCTCCAAGTGCTGTTGCTTCCAGATTGAAGGAAGGATAATAAAAGAAAGAGAGGACACAATGAGTACCAAACGTCTATCGGACATCGAAACAAACGAAGTCCAATTAGAAGTGTACGAGTGTGAATGTGGATTTCACATCGGGTTTGACGCCACTTATATCGAACAAGTGGCTGCCACGAACATCTGTGTATTTTGTCCGGCCTGTGGAAAGCAGATTGCGAGCGAATTCGATGCCGGATAACGATGAACGGTCAACAGCGGAGCCCACAACAAGGAGGTTGTGGGCCGAGCCTATTGATCGTTCGATTGATGCAATGCAAAAGGAGAAAAACATGAAGCGATCTATATACAGCCACTACAATAGGGTTTCACCAGATTGGGATCATTTACCATGCGTCCGTCTTGTCAAAAGACTGCATGAAATGAAGTGGTTTCATGGAGAATGTGAAATCCTTTGGAGTGACAAAGTGGACACAAAAGAGGAATATACCAAAAGATTACTCCTCGACAAATTTGCCGATATACCAAAAACAGTCCGTATTCACATCACTTATAAAGAGGTAAACACAGACATCCCTGTAACATGCAAAATGCCATGGGAACGTGTGCCATATGAGATATTCGTCAATAAATATGCCAGTATAATTTCTCATTCATGTGAAATGGCTGTAAATGAAATACGCAAAGTCATAGGATCGGAACTGCCAAAACTCATGGAGAAACAAGAACTATTGGAAAAAGAGGAGAAAATAACAATTCATAATGAAAAACAAAAGGCATATTTGAAGAGCGTAGTGGACACAATTACAGACGCTTCTTCGACTGAACTACGATATTCCCCATGTCGAGGATACACACTTTCACTTGCATATGTATTCAATCCAGATGACGAAGATAATCCGCAATACGTAATAAACGGGATCAGCGGAGAATTCTGTGCGGAGGACATAAAAAGGTTCTGTGAAGTAATAGCATCAAGCTCAGAATGTGCAAAAAGGAGGTTTTTACAATGACATCCCAAATGATAACATGGAAAGAAGCATTCCTTACATCCTCTTATAAAAACAAGGATGAAGGGTATGAAAATGGATTCAGAAATGGATGGTTGGACTATGCAACAGGGCATAATTCTTTGATCTCTCTTTTCTCCATAATTCCAAACTACTCCTCTGGTTATATGGACGGGAGACAAGCGAGATGCCGAGAGGAAATTATGTGAGGAGATGACATGAAACGTTCCAAATGGTATCGTATACGGAAACTTGCGTGTGCAAGACCGAATTGCAAAGTGGTTGTGACAGAATCAGATACGGAACCAAGGCTGGTAGGAGAAGGGTCGCATTATAAAACCAAAGGAGGTCGATACATAGCTTACCCAAGAGCCTACTCCAGAGTAGGCTGGAGTAATATGGAATATTATCCAAGCACTTTGCGAGTGGAAGTAGGGGATGAATGGTTGGCAAAGAATCTAACAAAAGAGGAGGCTGTTGCATTTGCATTGGACAAACTCACTTCATAGAAAGGAAACGAAAATGAAAGACGAAACGAAAATAAAGGAAAAAATTCTCACTCGATGGAAGTCTGGGCAGACCGTAACGGAATTGGCGAAGCAATATCATTACGCTCCTATAAAAGTGAGAAGAATCCTTATCGCAATGATAGGGAGAGAGGAATATCACAGAGTAAACAAAACAAGAGTAGGGATGGGGAGTGTGAAACGAAAGGCAAAACCGTCTTATCCAAAATGGATGTTAGAAAGGAAGAAGCCATGAATCAAGTAGAAAAAGATTGGAAAACAAAAGTTGGATTAAGGGCAGTCTGTGTATATGTGCCGATTTCTGGACATAGATGCGGTTATGTCGCAGTCCCATCGTCTCACTCACTATTTGGAATGGACTACAGTGACATGATTGAAAATCCATCTGAACGGGTTATGTCCTTCATAAAAAATAGTCCAATTGGAAAACGAAGCCCAATATCAATATTGATAGCGGCTTCGGATCCTTCATGTGATTTGGAAAAACGTATACCATTGGACATATTGTTCAGTGTGCATGGAGGACTTACATATGCTGCAAGCGGGGAGAAGGGATATCCTGTTCAAAATTCAAAGGATTGGTGGTTTGGTTTCGATTGTGCTCATGCAGGGGATGGAACATTGCTAACCACATACTGGCCGACACGAACACAGAAGTATGTTGAAAAGGAGTGTGAAAGACTGGCATCCCAGATTGTAATGTTGTTTGGGAATGGAATGGAACCAGAAGAGGCAAAGGAGAATTTCGATGGAAAAGACAGCGCCGATTTACTTGCATGAATTGCAGCCGATGCGGCAAGAGGCAATTCTGGAAGAATGTTTGTGTGACGATGTTCTCAAGGATGCGATAGAAAAAGGGACATATATCATTGTAGGATATGCCCTCATGCACCCTGTAACCGAAGAACAAGCGAATCAAGGAGAATTTTGAAATGAAAAAAACAGACCTCAAGGAAACAATCATTCATGCAATCATGCAGAAAAAAATGACAATTCCCCATGTTGCAAAAAAGGCAGGAATCAACCACAATACACTATACAATTGGCTGAAAGGAGATTCCGATATGAAATCAAGCAACCTTGAAAAAATCATGGAGGTACTTGACGTCCACATCTCAATTTAAGGCGTGACTCTTCATCGTTGATTTCCTCCATGAATCAATGATTTTGCAAAAAGGATATTGCAATGAAGCGAGAGGAACAAAAGATGCCATACACATCTCTGCAAAGAGACATTCTTTCAGAAGCATTCCTTGACATGGAAAAAATGATCTTCAAAATAGTATTGGATCATTACAAAAGGTATGGCGGAGATTTGGACGAGTTGATGAGTGAAGCCCAGGAGAAGTTTTTACTGGCACACATAGACTATGATGGAGCGAAAGGAGAATTGAGTACGTATGTCTACCAAAAGGTAAAATTCGGACTGGTGGACTTACAAAGAAGAAATTACAGGAAATTGAAAGGATGCAAGATTAAATCATTGGATGAGGTAAAAGGAGAATGCCAAGTCACTTCTCCAAAGAAGGATGCAGACTTAACAATCCTTCTTACACAAATAGGAGAAGACTGTGCAAACATAATCTATCTCATCCTTTTTCCACCTTGTGACTTCCACGACGAGATGAACAACTACAAAAGAGCAAGCGAATGGAGAAATTGTATTACAGAATATCTCCATTTTCACATGAAATGGTCGTTGGAACGGATACAAATGGCATTTACAGAACTCATGGAGGCTGTGAGAGAATCGTGATTCATCTACGAAAATTTCAGAGGAAGGATGTCAAGCGAATTGAAAAATTCAATGGTAGGGTATTACTGGCGTCAGAAATGGGGCTTGGTAAGACGGCTGTAGCATTGTCCTATCTCTACAATCACCCTACCCTACGTCCTGCCGTCATCGTCACCCCCGCTTGTTTGAAGTGGGTGTGGGAATCGCAAGCGAGCGAACACTACAATTTACAGACAGTGATATTGAGTGGAAGAAAGAAGCCAAAATCTGGTGGTCTCTTTCTACAGAATCCAATTATGATTATCAACTATGATATCCTCTCCTCCTGGATTCCCTATCTCAAATCTCTCAATCCACAAGTCATCATAGGAGACGAGGTCCAAGCCATCAAGTCTCGCAAAGCCCAGCGAAGCAAAGCAATGAAGGAATTGTGCAAGGGTGTGGAGCATGTTTTGATGCTGAGTGGAACACCGTTGGTCAACAGACATGCCGAACTGTTCCATGTGTTGAATATACTATGGCCCAAAGAGTTTCCGCATTTCTTTCCCTTCGCCCACTCTTACTGTGCTCCACGAATGACTCCGTGGGGATGGGATTTCAGAAGATCATCCAATTCGCACATCCTCCACAGTAAACTCAAAGAACTCGGCATGATACGTCGCTTGAAAAAGGATGTGTTGAAAGACCTGCCCTCCAAAACACGAATCATAGTCCCAATTGACATACAAAACAGACTGGAATATGAAAAAGCCAAACACGATTTTATCAATTGGCTGAGCATGAAGGATCCGGCCAAAGCAAAGCGAGCGAGCAAGGCACAAGAATTGGTGAAACTTGGTTATCTGATCCGTCTCTCATCCGAATTGAAAATGAAATCTGTATTTGAATGGATTGATAACTTTCTGGAAAGTGAAGATGGAAAACTTGGGCTATTCATGTGTCATAGAAAGATTGTGGAGATGGTATATGAACGCTACAAAAAAATCAGTGTAATGTTGACGGGGGCAACGAGCGAGAGAGGACGAAAGGAAGCGGTACAGAACTTCCAGAAGAACGATAAAATAAGGATATTCATCGGAAACATACGAGCGGCAGGCGTAGGAATCGACTTGTGGGCTGCAAATACAATGGCATTTATAGAGACTGGGTTGGTTCCTGCTGATGTTCTTCAATGTGAAGATCGGTTTCACCGAATTGGACAAACGAAGAATGTAGCGTGCTACTATCTTGTGGCGAAGGACACGGTTGAGGAAAAACTATGCAGAATTCTGCAACAGAAACAAAAAGTCATTACAAATACATTGGATGGAAAACTGCGGAGAAAACAATCGAAGTTGGATGTGTATTCACAACTAATCAGGTTGATAGGAAAAGGAGATTGAAATGAATAACGAACCGGAACAAAAATGCGAAAAGTGCAAATGGTTTGATTGTCAAAACTGGAGAATCAACCGTGAAGAAGGTTTCTGCAACTACAATCCTCCAGTGGTCGGTTACGGAATGCCGAAAGTCCATGTAAACCAATGGTGCCATTGCTTTGAAATGAAGGAAAATGCCAAATGAAGAATGTATATATAATGGATATTATAGGACCATTCGATGGAGAATATCGCTTCCTAAGCAATTTTTGGAGATGCGAAATCAACTATGAAAATCTTGTTTTTCCATCTGTCGAACACGCATATCAGGCAGCAAAATCATGGTCCATAAAGGACAGAGTAAAAATACAACAAGCCAATAAATGTTCACAAGCAAAACATCTTGGAGAAACAATTGCAATAAGAGCAGACTGGGAATATGTGAAACTTGGAATTATGGAATATCTCCTGCGGCAAAAATTTCAGAAAGGAACAAAACTCGGAACAAAACTCAGCAAAACAGACAAAGCAATGTTAATTGAATACAACAATTGGCATGATAATTTGTGGGGGCAATGTACATGTCAATTGTGCAGAATGGGCGGAAGAAACATGCTGGGAAAGCTGCTGATGAAAATCAGAGAGGATATTCGATAAGCCGCAAGGAGAAAAAATGAAACGAAGACAGTATTGTCGAAACTGTCAATTATGGAAGAAAAAAGGGAATGGAATGGGAGTATGCACATGGATGAAAACAATCGAAGCGTTTCCAGATTGGATGTCGTTTGAAACGCCATTTACCAGAGGCAAAAGCGGCGCCTACTGCAATACATACAAGGAAAAACAAGAGGAGCGTGGTTCTGACGCGATTTAAGACACGATATTTTTCGACCCCTATCACGACATCCCTTAAACATAGATCGTCGATTGTGGGTCAATATAAAGCGGTTCTCAGACCTACTTATGCTGTCTATGACAAGTCAAAAGAGACAAAAATGATGGAAATGAATATAACAAATACAGTGGATGCAGATAACTGCACGCCAAAACCAAACGACAGAACCCCATTCGCCGCATCAGAATTTACAGGTTGTGTCTGCCGATTCCCACGAAACCGATGCGAACCATCACCTGGAATGGTATTTGTAGAATGCACCAAGTGCGGCGCATTGCACCGTATCGAATATTTCCATTCTGCAACAGAATGTTATCGAGGAAAGGGCGCAAAAAATGTCAAGGACAAGAACAGCAATCGCCGCTGAATTTGCCAGAAGAGCCAAACAATTTCATCCAAACAAAGAGCCAATGACTATTGAATTATGGGGGTTGTTCACATGGGAAACAATTTCCAAATACGTCAAAACAGGTGACATCGTTCCATATCCAGGTTACACAAAAGAAAACAAAACCATTTGGTGCAAACCATCCCAATCTTTCTATGACGAACATATCAAACCATTGATGAAAGAGGATTTGAAACATTTGGAAGCTATGGCCGGATGGTGAGGTTTCCCCATGAAAAATCTTTATGAGGTATTGGATGATTTGGAAATCCAATACAAGAACCCAGGCGAACATCACCACACTTCCGCATCATATATCCAAATAGATTGCCCTTTCTGTTCCAAAAACAGTGAATCGTACAGGATGGGCATTCATATGAGTGGATCTCATGCGAATTGTTGGAGGTGTGGACCGCACAACATTTTAGACACATTACGGGAGATAACCGGACTATCATTCCCTGAAATCAAAGAATTGATGCAGGATCTTGTCCGGGCTCCAGTATACGCCAAGCGAGTCACAGGGAAGATCACAGTACCAAAAGGAATTCAGCCATTGAAAGAACTTCCGAGACATCGCCACTACCTGAAAAATAGAGGGTATGATTGGAAGGAACTGCAAAGATTGTGGAAGATACAAGGAATACCACTTGCGAGCAAATTGGCATGGAGATTGTTCATTCCGATTTTATATCGTGGAGAAATGGTGTCATGGACATCGCGAACGATTAGTAAAAATCCAGACATCACACGATACATTTCAGCAAAACCGAGCGAGGAGACGATTCATCATAAATCACTTTTGTATGGAGAAGACTATGCACGTCACGCGATTGTGATTGTAGAGGGACCGTTTGATGTGTGGAGAATCGGTCCAGGGGCTGTAGCGACTTTGGGCACTGGGTTTTCCCAAGGGCAAGTCGTGCGAATGACTGAATTTCCAATTCGTGCCGTTGTCTTTGATGCAGAACCAGAAGCCCAAAAACGAGCGAGAAAACTACGGGATACTCTGGCAGGGTTCCCAGGTGAAACATACTTGATAGAACTTGAAAGTGGAAAAGATGCAGGTGAAGCATCTGAAAAAGAAATCAGGCAGATTAGAAAGGAGATTTTGAAATGAGCACAACAAAACACACACCAGTGCCATGGACACGAGGAGTCTGCAATGAGATCCGTCAAGGCACTGAAACAGTTGGGGAGTATTTTGCCGGACAGAAGTTGATCGCCTCTTGTTTTCCGACAAATGGAACAAAAGAGGAGCTTGATGAAGTATTCGCCAACGCCGATTTCATCGTCCAAGCCTGCAATGCCTACGATGAATTGGTTGAACAGAGGTACGAACTACTGGAAGCATGTAAAGGAACCGTTCGAGCGTTGGAGGCCCATATCATGGAAATGGCAACGGCAACAAGCGTCGAGCCGGAGGAAGTTTGCCCTTGTCTGTTGAATGAAGTTGCCAAGGCTCACAATGCTATAATGAAGGCCGAAGGGAGAACAGAATGAACTTACACATTTTTGATGCTGTGCGAAATGGAACACTGAAACCTGATAAGTTGGGGTGCTATTTACAGTGCATCCTGAAGAAAGAAGAAGTGAGGCATGTCGATGTTGTGGAAATAGACGAAACTCTGCTCGGGATGATGTACAAATACTTTGACGACGAGCGAGTCACGTTCCACCATGCCGACGCATTTACAAAGAAGTGGGAGAAAGGAGAGAAATGGGATGTGGTTTGGCATGACATATGGCCCACAATATGTTCAGATAACTTGCAGGAGATGACGGCACTAAAGAGAAAGTTTGGAAGAAGATGTAAGTGGCAGGGATGCTGGGGAGAAGAATATTCACGGTACTTGCGTCCACATTGAAAAGGAGGAAAGCATGAGGTTGCGAAATGCTGTAATTGGTTGTGGGTTGTCTTTGATTCTGTCGGGGTGTGCAATAACACCAGCGGAACAACGATTGGACGACATGGCTGCTCGATGGGAGCAAAGAAAGAAGCAGCCTGTAGAAGTCATTGCTAAAGGGACATACGAAGAGGTTTTTGATGTGTTGTATGGTCGCTGGCAGATCGTGACAGGAAGTAAGGGGGTGGGAAATGCAGTTGTGCTTCAAAGATTGAAGCACCCTGCAACAAAAACAGCAGAAATAAGAGCACTATGGACCAATGCCTTGTTTGAAAGTAGATTGGAGGCATTCATCAAAATAGCCCAATTGACAGAAGATACCTGCTCTGTCAAATTGTACAATAACAATGGAGAAATGAAACTGTCTCCCGACAATGGCATTCTCAAATGGCTCAACGATGAAGGTATGCTGATTTCACCTGTACTATAAAAGTCTCTTTATCATTCCGTGCTAAAGGGCTGCATAGTTTTCTGTGCAGCCCTTTATTTGCCCTCTAAACTCGAACGAAATCACAGATTTAGAGCGTCTGTGAGCGTCTATAAGCAACGATCTATAAATTTTAGCATCATATTACCCCTCTAAAATAATCGTGTCTTAAATCGACGTACAGAAAGGAGACAGCATGAGCAAAGTTGAAGCATATGAAGAAAAGGAAGTTGGAAGGCAAATTGGAGGCTGTTGAACGAAAATGCACACGACCGTAATCACCACCACCCTATTACTCGCTATGGCAACAACAGCACAAGCATCCTCATTTCACCGAATTCCCGAATCAGACCGAGCAATTCTTCACAGAGTTGCACACGAATACAAATTGACACCTCAAGAGAGGCGGCTACTATTTGTAATTCGTATCGCTGAGAATGGGGGAGCGGGGAGAGAGATGGGAGTGCTGACTGAACAGGCACAAAGGTACAAAGGAGATCATAACAAGAGTTTGAGATTGCAAGCTCAGTGGACAGCAGGAACGATCAAGAAAAGGTACAATGGGAATTTGAAGGCTTTCGCAGATCGTTGGTGCCCTCCTCACCTTCACGAGTTGAACAGACATTGGTTGAAGAATGTCAAAAGCATCCTTTCGGAATAGATTGCAACGATTCAAAGGAGAACAAAAATGAGGAGTTGTAAACGCGGAGAGTACAAACCCAAGGATTATCAATACAGAGGGAGAACTTTGAAATGGGCCGAAAGTCTATCAGCGGAGCAAATGAAGGCGATGGATGTTGGGGAGGTATTTCTCCTTTGCAGAAAAGACGGATCTCCTTACAATTTGGTTTTTAGAGATTCATATGGACAGATAAGGGAGGGACCCATAGAAAATAATCCACTATTAAAAGGCAAAAGTATTATTGTCAAAAAAGGAACAAAAACGATGAACCCAATTACGCCATTCTCAAGAGAAGAAGCCAAGCACATGAACGAATTGCAAGATGAAGATTTCTACAATCAAGATCGAAGGTCCGAACATCTGATTTTCGAGTTGTGGCGATACGTGCGTTATCTGGAGGAAGAGATAGAGAAGTTGAGAAATGAATTAACCGGATAGGAGACAACAAATGATCTGTCTTCGATGTGGATACTGTTGTCGTTCCTATTGTGTCGTCATTGTCGATGATCCAGACAAAGGCATACAAGAAGGCAATCTAATCGCATGGAATCCAGAACAGGACGGACCCTGCAAACATTTGAAAGGAGATAAACCCGGAGAATACTCTTGTGAAATTCACGAAAAACCCTGGTACAAAGAAACACCTTGTTTTGAATATGGACAAATCGAAACGAACAGCAATTGTGAGTGTAGACTCGGACGTTATATAATGGACAAAAGTTCAAAAAGGAGTGACAAATGAAAGTTGTGACAAGTGCGCATGGCGAAGTGTATGTTGATTTCTTTGTAAAGAAGAAAAGGGGAGGGAATCATACAACATACTGCAAAGTTGGACGGAAGGATACAGTACCATATGTCGATTATGCAAGATGCCATCCAACAAAGGACAAGTACAACAAAGTAACAGGAAAGGCAAAAGCGTTGGATCGTGTGTTGCAGAGTTTCTTCCCGGGAAAAGAAAACAGACACACGCGGCTTGAAATTTGGATGCAGGTTTTGACGAAATTGCAGACAGAAGACAAAAAGTTTCTGAGTGGCGAACCTGTGATAATCTGTGGGAAAGAAAAGAGTTAGAAATTTTTCACAGATTTTGGTTGACGAAGAAAGAGGATGAACGATAATCAAGGTGTGAGTGGCGGTGAGGTTGATCTGATCCATCAACCGTACCGCTACATTCTGTCCGGCGAACAGCCGCCACTCACCATTCCTTCTCATTGAAGGAATAAAATGGGGCAAAAGGAATGCAAGGACGGAAAAAGAAAGGACAGAAATGAAGCATTCTCCACCAAACACATCTATTTCCAAAGTAGCCAAAATCTACAATACAGCATTTCCAAATTCACCTCTCTCCTCTCAATTCAAGAAAATCACAGTTGCATACTTTGTGCTTGAAATGGATATAAATGATGTTTTATCCATAATGACCAAATCTTGCAACAAATCCAAAGATGCAGAAAGAGCCAAAAGGTACTTTTGCTGTACATGTTGGCGAAAGATTCGCAGCAAAGGTTATGTGAATGTTCGTATAGATAATGCACTTCTATGGAAGATGACTTGCGAGCAAAGAGATGAAAAAGACTTGTCTCCTATGTGGAGGGATTTATGAAACAGGAGAAACCAAAGCAATCATCCATTGACATATACACAAGAAAAGTTGCAAGAATTTACAATAAAACATTTCCACTGTGGCATCTTAGTAAGCATTTCAAGGAAACATCTTTGCAACATTTTCTCATCCATCTGGATAGCACGGTGGTCTTGAATGCTATGAGGCACACATGCACAAAAATAAAGGATAAAGATGAGGCTATAAAATACTTCTGCGGAATATGCTGGAAAAATATCCATTACGGATGCCCACCAAATACAATCCACAAACAACCGATGGAACAAACCATTACAGTTTCTTATGAAGAACTTAAAACGATTTTGGATTCATACACATCTACCATTCATTCCAAGGCAGAACTTCACTCTACAATAGTTGTATGGCTTATCCTGCAATATTATACAAAACAACCAATCACAGCAAATGAAATAGCCGGCATTATTCACAGTACACCACAATACATTGAAAAAATCACAAGTCATCTACTCAAACTTGGACTGGCGTGTAAGGGAGGACCAAATGAAGAAAAAGTCCAAATCCGTTAAATCTAAGAAATCATCCATTAACACACAATTTGAAATTTTGGCACATGCACTCGGAGCCAAATACACAACAACATTTAATAATTGCATTGCAAATGCTTCTTCCATAAATGAGGCCGTTTTTATCAGTTGGTTTATATATATGTGGGAGCATAAGGCGAAAAATGGGGAAATGTTCTTAGTGGCCGAAACATTTCATCGACGTTCGAGCATTCCTATCCATGCATTCCGAAAAATCGTCAAAAAATGGGAGCAGATTGGTATTGTGGAAACCAGACTAAAAGGCGTGCCTATGAAGAAATATTATCGCCTGAAAAAACAGCAATTTGTCCGCTATCTAACCACCCTTCTAAATCGAGCGCAAGTTAACCCTCAAGGAACTGGAGGGTTAACTTGTCAAAATCAACAAGTTAACCCTCAAGGAACTGGAGGGTTAACCCTCAAGGAACTGGAGGGTTATATAAACTCTAACAGTTTAATATCAGAAGATTCTAACGAATCTTCTTCATCAGAAGATTCTAACGAATCTTCTTCAAAAAAACATTCCTGCGGGCTGCCTTCGCAGCGCCACAGGTCGGGGTTAAATTCCTCAATTCCTCCTAATGGTACTACCATATTTGACGATCCTAACCTGCCATTAAAAACAAAGCGGTCTTTCGCCGATCGTATGTCAAAGAAACTTTGGACAAAAGTCGCCAGTAAAAATCAATTACCTTGTAATTCCAAAGACAGATCAAGATGGACCGCTCAATTTACCCAGATGATGAGAGAGGATAATGGGAGAACGAAGGAAAGAGTGAAAAGAGTATTGTCGTGGTATATTGAACATTATGGAGAAGACAGAATACCAGAAGCCCGTTGCGCCAACACCTTTCGCAAAAAATTCTGTGAAATTGAATCTGCCATGAATCGATGGTTAAATGCAAATGGCCAACAACCAAAAGAATCCGACTCCCCCACCATTATCAAACATTGCATAAGTAGAGAGGTTGTGGATTAAATATGAAACTCCATAAAGCAGATAATTCCACCGAAAGGCTAATTCTAACTGCAATGATTGTGGATTCCGTCGTGTGCGGGCGAATTGCATCAAAATGGCAGAATAACATGTTTCGGAGCAAATGGGCAAATTTAGTAGGATTATGGTGTATCCAATATTACGAAAAGTATGGTAAAGCACCAGTTAGAAATATTGAACGAAAATATCGAAGTTGGGTGGAAAAGACAAAAGACAAAGATACTGTTACATTGGTCGAAAAGTTTGTATCTGGATTAAGTGATGATTATGTAAAGCTCAAGCGAGAGAGCAATGCAGAATATGTGTTGGATGAGGCGGGGAGATATTTTTCAAGAATTGCGGTAGAGAGATTGCGGGATGGAATTGAGGGGGATCTGGATGATGGGGATGTAGAGAAGGCGTTGGAGAGAATCAATTCATTTGGCGAAGTGAAAATGGGGAAGGGGGAGGTGATTGATGTATTGCATGACAAGGAGGCGTGGAAGAGTGCTTTTGCAGATGAACCAGAGGGAATTGTGAAGTACCCTGGATTGATGGGGAAGTTTATTGGAAATCAATTGGGAAGAGATTGCTTGGTTGGATTCATGGGACCGGAGGGGAGGGGGAAATCGTTTCTTCTGATGGACATTGCGATACGGGCAGCGATGCAAAGACGCAAAGTGGTGTTGTTTGAGGCGGGGGATATGAGCGAACACCAGATTATGAGAAGGATCATATGTCGATTGTCAAAACGTCCATTTTATCCATGCAGAATTGAAATTCCATTATCCATTCGCCGTCTCAAAAAATCAGACCGTTATATTGTCAATACCAAGGAGAAGGAGTTTAAGCAGCGGTTGGATTGGAGAGATATGGAACGTGCTTGCAGAAAACTAAACAAACAGGTCATTCGTTCCAAAGACCCCTATTTGAAATTATCCTGCCATCCCAACTCCACCTTGCATACAAAACACATTGAATCATATTTGAGAGAATCAGCAAGAGAAGGATGGATGGCTGATGTGGCTATAATTGATTATTCGGATATTCTTGATATGAGCTATCCGAAAACAGAGGGAAGGGATCGAATTGATCGAACTTGGAGAGAATTGCGAAAGATCAGCCAAATGTATCATTGCCTTGTAGTTACTGCAACACAAACAAATCGTGAATCGTATGATGCCAAGATTATCACACGGAAACACAGCAGTGAAGATAAACGAAAATTGGCGCATGTGACAGCAATGCTTGGAATGAATCAAACGGAAGAGGAGAAGAAACAAGGGATCATGCGATTCAATTGGATAAAAGTGAGGGATGCTGAGTATTTGGAGAATAAATGTGTGTGTGTGGCAGGGTGTTTGGGTTTGGGGAATTTAATCATGCGTTCGACAATGTAGGAAATAGGGGGGTTGAATCGACGTACCATTTAGTGTTTAGAGCGTCTGTAGTGACCTACAATCGACGATCTATGTTTAAGGGGTGTCGTGATAGGGGTCGAAAAATATCGTGTCTTAAATCGACGGAGCCTGTTTCGCCGGGCAGAGGGTTCCCCAACGCTTGAACAATCGACGCAAGATCGTGCTTTTTATGGTGGGTAGTGTGCGACGGGCTTTTATGGCGCATTTATGCCATCTGCCATAAATCATTAAACCTCCGGAGGAGGACACACCCCTTGCTCCCAGCATTTTTGCTGGGGCAAGGAAGGTGTCTTTTTTAATGGTGTCTACTTATAGGGGTCTATATCTACTTAGTGTCGTCAAATAAAACCGGAACCGGTTTCAAATGAAACCACTTCCGGTCTCAAATGAAACCACTTCCGGTACCAAATGACGACACACAGTGACATTGCAGTATGTCAAAAACGACCGTTCTTAATACTCCTCTTCCTCCGATATCCAGATAAGTTTGTCCTTTTTCGTGGCCCGAATCCTGTCTTTTAGATATCGGCGAATTCGCCTCTTGAAGACCCGAATCCACAATTTTTTATTCTCGCCCCGTTGCTCGCTCTGCGCCACACGTATTAGCTTCTTCTCTGCATACAGTTTCAGTAGTCTATCGAGACTGCTCTTGCTCATTCCTGTGGTCTTGCACCACCAGTTTCGCCTCAGCCAGAATCCCTTGCCTTCGACATAAAACTTCGGTTTGCCATTTTCCGTGTAATTCGTGTAGTGTAGCAACTGCGAAAGAAATATGGATTCCGGGTGGGAGGTGATTGTGGTGATTGCACCATAGCTGCGGACATGTTTGTAGTTGAGATTGTTGGAAATGAGGAAATCCTTAAGCCATGTGTCTGATACGAAGTCTTTCGGTCCTTTGCTCATGTGTTGCATCCTTTCACTTTGCTCAAAAAGTTAAAAATAGGTGGGGACGAACGATTGAGCAAAGAAGATCGTTTTGGCTTCGCGAAAGCCTGTCCCCACCATATTCAGTTTTCAGATTAGAAGAGAGTATCGGGCGGCACTGGCAAACCTTCAGATTTGTAATACCCGACCTCGTCCAATCTGTTGTTCTCGTGCTCCATTTTCCAAGTGTTAAACATCACGTGGAAGAAATCAGGGAGTTTGGAGAGAGGGATCGACGGTTCTCTGTGTTTGGTCTTGGGTTTGGTCTGCGTTTTCATGCTCGGCTGCTCCACAATAGATTGCGTTTGGGTCATTCTTCGTATTATCGCACTTTCGCCCCGCTTTTGTCAAGAATTTTTGACGGGAAATTCTCAGAAAAAAGTGAATTTTTCCTCTTTTCCTCTTTATTTTGACGATAATCTTGCAATGAATGAAGACATCAGAGGGTAAAATAATGATAATCCTTTTGCACATATTGCCATTTTTGTTGATCGCCTGTTTCGTATTGCTTTCTCATTTGAAAATGAGAAAAGTCAAGGAAATGGAGAAATGGGTCGATGAATATGAATTGTTGCTGGATGAATTGAATTGGTGTATGCAGGAAGATGAGTGGTTGGCAGCTTTTGAAAAAGTAGAAAAACACAGAGCAATTGGATTGAAACGAAAGTATCTGTGTGCAATTCTCGATAATACGGATGGAATGGAAAAGGAATGAAGAAAGATTCTTGCAAGGATGTAAAACATGAGTCTGAAAACATTCCATCCGTTTTTCCTTGATAATTTCAAATATTGCCTATTACCTCCGGAGCCGCCCTATCCTTTTGTGTCCTTGTGTTAGGGCGGCTTTATACTCTTTTGAATAGTTATCTTTCTGCCAGAGGACATGTTTACGATGGACCGGGTTTACTCAATCACGGATGATTCGAGGCGTGTCCTCTATTTCTGCATCATGTAATTCATGGAGGAATTTATGAAATGAAAAAATACAAACACAAACTTACGGAGAAACAAGTCCTTGAGATTGAAAGATTGTATCGAGAGACAGATAGGACCTACCTTGATATTGCAGAGCAATTCGATGTCACCAAAAATGAAGTGGGTTCAATTTGTAGACATGAAATATGGAAGCGTTTGTGGACATGGCCACCATATACACGTCCAAAGAAGAATAATGGATTTCACTGGAGTGAACGGCATTATGGTTTATTGATACACTGTGCGAATGAAGCGGCCAAAAGGTTTCGGAGGGACCGTGTATTGGATAGGTGCGATTTGATTTCGTGGGGATGGCTGCAATGTTTGCGACATCGGAGAGAGGATCAATTGACAGGAAGTGGAAAATTTACAATTTTGACAATGATCGAGTATGGTTGGTTTTTGAAAACAGGATTGCACAAAGACTCCCGCAGAAATTTTGAAGGAACAGTATCCTCCTTAACCGATACTGATAATTTTGATCCTGTGGACTATCGCCATGACCCTGCAAAAATAGTAGAGGAGAGGGAGTTATGGGAGAATGTAAGAATGCTGAAAAAATGGAGGAAGATGGAATATGATAAAGCCAGAATGAAAAGAAAAAGAGAGATGATTCGGGAAGCTGGCCAAACATTCCTTCCAGCAGAAGTGGAGGTCGTAAAATGATTGTGCATATGCTTATCTCTGTACTGTTGTATCTTCCGCCATCCATTCATCCTGTTCCTCCACAAGCCATCCCTTACGTCAAATTTCTACGCAATGAGCCGGTATTTGTGGAGTGGTGGATGAAAACAAAAAGTCGAAACCCATTGATTGATTTCATCCAAGATCCATCCCAACCTGTCAAAGATCGACAGAAAGCATTTCAATTTGAAAGAAAAAGAAATGCCAGAAGAGCAGAATAAAACAAAGCCAAGATGCAATAACTGCAAGTTTTATTATATTGGAAAGGGGACATATTGTTCGATTAGGGCTTGTCATGGGAAGGATTCTCCGTACAATGGGAGAAGTACAACGCCACAGCATTTATGTGATGCATGGCAATTGTGGAAACCTAAATACAAAGTATGAGAAAGGGAGTCAAAAATGAGAAAAATGGCTGTAGTGATCGTGTGTCTGATTTTTGCAAGTCTGACCTTTGCTCAAACCTGTCCGGAACAAACATATCTCGATTTTTCAACTCCTCCATTTCCAATCGACCCCAACATGGTTCCAATCGATCCGATTTCAGGTCAATCGTCATTGATTGGGTTTTTGAGTGTAGATGTTGGGGTACGGTGGAGTATTGATGGGTGGGGGTGTGATGAAGATGGTGATTCATTGGTTTGGACGGTGAGCAAAGGGACACTCACTCATCCAACACCCGATACGTACACGCTCACATCGACACAGACATTCATTGGAGTGGAGTACATTTACATTGCAGCAACCGATATTCCGTCTGAGCTTCACCAAACACCAATTCAACGAATTGGCACAATTGCTGTACGCGGAACAAAGAAGAACACAGCCCCTGTGATCGGATGCGGAACAAGACCTACTCCATAAAGGCCCTCCAATGAATGGCGAAAAGCAATTCTGTTATTGTGCTGAAGGATTGCCAGAAAACAGCATTATTGGAATGACAGCGTGTGTTGTCGCATATGATCTCGACAATAAACCAAAAATCATTGCTTATTGTGAGACAATGGCAATAGCGGGTGTGTGTGCAAGAGAATTGAATGAAATGGAAGGGTATATAAAAGAGGATAAAAATTGTGAATATGAGGAAAAAGTCAATAGGCTGAAAGCTCAAATTGCCGCCTTATCAGCCGAGAATGCGAGATGGTATGAGGCTGGTATGAAACTGCAAGCGGCTTTGGATCGTATCAGCACATTGATGGTCCCAAAAGAACAAGCTGCTATCGATACCAAAATAGTCGGAGGCCCTGTCTCCGACTATTGTGTGTCTTATGACGAAGAGGCGGTAGTGCAACAAGTTGCAAAAATGATGACAATATTGGTTTCTCTGTTGACGTGTGTTAAAGGCACTATTGTACTTTTGCAACAGATGGAGGCTGGGAGCCGTACTGTAAAAGTTTTACAGGAGGTTGTGCAAAATGTTGAACAGTGGAGAAATGGCAAACGTGTCGGTTGAATTATTGGAAAGATTCTGTGTAAAATTCAGGAATTTTTTGACTTTAGGCTTGCAAAGCATGAAAAATGAGCGACAATGTGTTGGTTACTTGGAAAGGACACCTTGCTATGCAAATCACACATGACGAAGCCGTCTCTATGTTTCGAGAAATCGGATATAAGACGGCTAAAAAATGGGATAAGGAGCGATTGACAAGAAAACTCAATCGACTTCCATCCCTCTTGAAAGACACTCCAGACATTCCAGAATCCATAAAAAGCAATAAGGAGCATATCTGCAATCGGATTTGCAGAGAGATTGAAGAACATGGTGGAAAAATTGAACTTGCTGTAGAAGGAGACATGAGTATGGCTGTAAAGAAGGCGAAGAAGGAAAAGAGCAATCGTGGAAGGATTATGACTATTGCGGAATATGAGGGGAGAGAAGAGACACCGAAAAAGAAGAAGGTGAAAAAGGATGTGAAGACGGAAAAGAAGCCTCTCAAAAAGAAGAAGGCTGAAGTGGTAGCGAAGAAGGGAAAGGAAAAGAAGGCTGTAAAGGAAAGTGGTAAGAAGGAAAAGAAGAAAGTAATCCACAAGGGATTGAATCAATTCGGGTATCGAACGGAATCGAAGGCCGGAAAGGTCGATGCGTGTCTGACCAAGACCCCAATTTCTGCTAAGGACATCGCCAGAAAACTCAGGAACACGAAAGTCGGCGATAAGAAACCGATTGACGAAGCCTTCATCATTCGCCATCTGAACCATGCGGTTGATAACTCTCGCGGTGTGAAATTTGTTGATGGTAAGGGCTATTGCTCCGCGATCTGAATCAAGCTCAATTCAAGGATATCGTAGAAAATAGACATATATGCAAAAGACATATATGTCTATTTCTTTTTAAGGGAGCGGCAATGTACGGAATGACAAAAACAATGGAGATTTCGGTAGGTCACTGTCTCGATCTTCCCTACTCTTCTCCATGTGAAAGACAACATGGGCACAATTTGAAGATCGGCATATCAATACAAGGATACGAATTAACCGAATATGGTATGCTGATCGACTTTGCCAAAATCAAAGATATTGTGCAGAAATTAGACCACCAGAATCTAAATTCTATTCTGCCGATAAATCCAACTGCTGAAAATATTGCAAAGTGGATCTATGACGAAATAGAAAAGTTTTTGGAGTGTGAAAAGTATCCAGAGTCCATTCGTGTCGCAAGAGTCTCTGTACAAGAAAGTGATGGGAATATGGCATGGTACGAACTATGACAAATTATCCAATCGCCGAGGTATTTCGCTCTATCCAGGGGGAAGGATTTCATGCAGGGAAGCCTGTTGTATTCATCCGTTTTTCCGGATGTAATTTGATACCTCCATGTCGATGGTGTGATACAGATCATTCTCTAAAAGAAACCCTCAATGCCAATCAAATCTACGACCGTGTAGATGGTTTGCTGCAAAAGGGTGATATGGTGGTGCTGACAGGAGGGGAGCCGTTTTTGCACGATTTGGAGGATGTGCTGGATAGATTGACTTGTGGAAATGGTGCAAGATGGGTTGATGTGCGTGTTGCTGTAGAGACGAATGGAACTTTGTATGAGACACAAACAGCAAAAACAAAAGCGTTGATTGATTGGATGACTGTTTCACCAAAGCAAGGTTATCTACTGGTTGCAAAAGAAGCCATCCGAAATGCATCTGAAATCAAAGTTGTGTATGGTGATTATGATCCTGCCAAACTGGAACCCTTCATAGCCCCGCGATTGTTTGAAGAATCCCTGTGTTACATCCAACCATGTTCAGAAGACTTTCAACCAGCTTTGGAATACGTAATGCGTCATCCTGAGTGGAAATTGTCAATTCAATTGCAAAAAGTCCTCAATATTCGCTGATTTTTGACGATAATAGAGAGTACAGACTATCAAATGGAAAGGACTCTTTTGTGGCTGAGATACGTGAACTGGAATGGAATGATGTTGTACAAAGAGCAGCAAGACTCGCGGATCTTATAAATCAGGACATACTGGCAAAAGAAAGCCACGTCATATCCATCCATTTGTATGGTGTGCCTCGCGGAGGAATTTATGCAGCGATGGCAATTGCTTCTGAAATCAATCATAAATTCGACGCAACAAACGTACATGCATATCTCACAGAGGATGCAAATTCTGCTGACTATATTGTTGATGATATTGTGGACACAGGGGCTACACGAGAATACTATAAAGAGGAGTATGAGAAACCGTTTATTTCGCTTGTGGATAAGACAAAGGATCGGGGAGAATATTGTGGTCATTGGGTGTCCTTTCCATGGGAACGGATGCAAAACGACCAAGGCCCTCTTGAAAATGTCCGTCGTCTGATCGAGTATATCGGAGATGATCCAAAACGAGAAGGTCTTCTTGAAACTCCATCCCGTGTCCTTCGTTCTTATGAAACGTTGTTCAGTGGGTACAAACAAAATCCAGAAGATGTTATCAAAGTATTTGAAGATGGCGCCTGTAATGAAATGGTGTTGCTGAAAGGTGTGGAATTCGCAAGTTTTTGCGAGCACCACATATTGCCGTTCATCGGACAAGCACATATTGCCTATATTCCAAATGGTAAAGTCATCGGTGTATCTAAATTAGTTCGTATTCTTGAAATCTATGCGAGGAGACTGCAAATTCAAGAGAGGATAGGGGAGCAGGTTACAGAATGCTTGATGAAATATCTGCAACCAAAAGGTGCCGCCTGTGTCCTTTCTGCAAAGCACCTATGTATGTCTTGCCGGGGTGTTGAAAAACAACATTCAACCATGATTACCTCTTCATTGAAGGGTGTGTTTTTAGAAGACGCCAGAACAAGAAGTGAGTTTCTATCCATGATAAAAGGAGATTGAAAATGTCCGATGCTCGTTACATCACAACAACCACGTCTATCTGGATCAAGACAACATTTGAAGCAATGCATAGATGGGAAGACGCTCCAGAAGAAGTTTTTTATTTGAAGGACTATCATCGACATGTGTTTTTTGTGAAGTTGGGAAAACGAGTACGAGTATTGGACAGAGAAATCGAATTTATTCAGTTGAAGCATAAAGTGAATGCTTTCTGCGATAAAACGTATGACCAGAAGTATCTGGAGGATTCTTGTGAAATGATTGCTGAGAATCTATTACATGTTTTTGATGCAGATTATGTGGAAGTAAGTGAGGATAATGAAAACGGGGCGAGGGTGGAAAGACAAACACCTTCATGTTGAAAAGGAGGGAGAGTTATGCTGTACTATTTGCCACTTGAGAGTTACAAGGAAAGATACACCATGCAGTGGAGTGCTCCGACAACCGGATGGTTGGAGCGAAATTGGATAAAGGCCGGAGTACCGTATCACCGAATTGACGCTGAAAATACACCCGTTCAAAATACGATTCAATCTGGATGCGTGCTTGATGCGACGGGTCGTTCGATGTACTGTTTTTCACAGATGACAAAGCTGCTGCAAATGCTGAAAACAGGACAGATAGGTTCGGATGATGTGATTTACTTTGATGACTTCTGGCACCCAGGGATTGAAGCATTGCCTTACGCCTTCCATCTTTTGAATGTGCATCCAAAAACGTACGCCTTTCTTCATGCTCAAAGTGTTGATGAATTTGATTTTACCCATCCAATGAGAAAATGGATGAGACACTTTGAAAAGGGTATTGGAGAAGTATTGACCGGAATATTTGTATGCGGTCCTTTTTTGCAAAGATTGGTAGTGGATGGCGGAATTGCTCCGATTGATAAAGTCCATGTAACAGGACATCCGTTTTGCAGTGAAGAAGTGAAGGAAAGAATGACATTACCTGTGTGGGAAAGGGATAAGGAGGACAATGTCGTATTTTCGAGTAGATGGGATAGCGAAAAGAATCCAAAATTCTTCCTCCAAGTTGCCGAAACAGTTGTTGAACGAAGACCCTACACAAGATTCATCATTTGTACATCCGCTCCCAAACTCAGAAGCAATGATCCTTCCAATCTTGACGCATTACACCAATCCTGCGAAAAGTATCCAGACAATATCATTCTCATGGAAAATCTGACGAAGGAAAAGTATTACGCAGAATTGCAGTATGCCAAAATTCAAATGAATACAGCAAGTCAAGATTTTGTAGCGATTACATTGTTAGAGTCAAGTGTGGCAGGGTGCTATCCTGTCTATCCATTTTTTCGCTCTTTTCCAGAAACTCTCCGTTACGACCGAAATTATATGTATCAGCATTTGAATCTGGAAAGCGCAGCAGAAAAAGTGATGAATATATTGGACAGGGATGATTTGTGGACGAGAGAGAGTATTGAGAGCAGAGCATGGATACATGAGAGATTTGATAGTGCGTGGGAGAGACAGTTGAAAGTGATGCGAAATGAACCCATTGACGATCCCTATGAAGTGAGTGCCTAATCATGCGAATCTACATTCTTGATCCAGCTTCTACCGAATGGAATCGCGGAGGTTATAACTATCTCCCTTATCTTTTCCACGATTATTTGGTTTACGAGAAAAACCAAGAAGTCCACTTTATTGAAAACTTTACACTGCTCGATCTTCCAAAGATTGATACACACAACAAGGATTACAGAATCTATGTGTCTTTCTGCACCCCTCCACAAAAAGACATGTGCTTAGAAATTCACAGATTGTATCCAGAAGCCATCTTCTTTGGTTACTATGGTTTCATAGAAGAAGTTGGGTTTCCATCCATCTACCTTTCAGATGAAGTCATTGTCGGAGGGATGAAACATCAGGGGAAGAGTTTTCACAGGTTGGGAACTGTGTTGCTGTCAGATTGTGACGCACATATCAATGGGAAGTTTGAAGGGAATCTATATCCAATTCATACCTCCTATGCCTGCTCCAATGGTTGTTTCTTCTGTCCCGGTTCCAAAAACAACAATCGTAAAATCACGCTTCTACCAATGGAAGATGTGAAGAAGAAATTGGAGTATTTCAAATCTCGTGGATGGAATAACATTCATTTTGTGGATGAAAATCTGGCGGTGGACATCGACCGTATGTATGAGGTGTTGACACTGTGCAAGGAGATCGGCGGATTTAACAGCATTGTTCTTGGAGATGCGATCAATTTGTGTCGATTCATCGATAAGTATGGGAAGGGGTATTTGGAAGAATGTGGTGTATTTTTGCTTGAGGTTGGGTTTGAGGGGATCAATTTGTTGAAGTCAAAGGGGGGCACTAAGCACGAAGAAGCATGTATCAAGCTCCACTCCTTGTCCCCTTCTCTTCCCTTCTTTCTTACGATGACATTTGCACCCGGAGAAACAATTGAAACATTGAATAGAACAGGTGAGTTTTTGGCAAAGTACGGCAAGAAACCGATGGAATTAGTGGAGAGAATCAGAACAAATGGGACAGAAGGTGGGTTAGGACAATTCTTTCAACCCTACCCAAATCTGCCATATGACGATTCTGGTATTCATTCTCCCTTCAATCCCACTCGTCTCTACCCCAGTTTCATTCCTACCTCCTTCCTTCAAAGTAAAATCAATTCCTACGACGATTCCCGCTACGCAGAATTTGAAGAAGCCTGCAAATTGTATCCAGTACGTCCTCGTCGTATATTTTCAGTATGTGTTTCAAAAACAGTACAGGAAATTGTCCACAATAGTGCCCCCTATATCCACAAAGTTGAAATGTACATAATGTTAGCGATTGCAGCGAGACTGAGGATGATTCAATGACGGACGCTGTGAATTTGATGATTGATTCTGGAGCTGTGAACTTTTACAACCGAATGGTAAAAGGAAGCACAAAAGGTTCGCCCGGAAACAGATTTGAAGATCGATTGAGAGAAGATCATTCGTATGTGAAATCGGAAGAATTTCTATCCTATCGAGAGAAATACATTCGATTTATCAAGAAGAACCGAAGGCATATCACATTCTACATCAATTTGGACATTATCAACAATGCTCAAGGCTCTTACGACTCTCTCAAATATCTCGAATCCAAAGGTCTCTCCCCTCTCCCCGTCTTCCATCTTGGTAACGATACAAAATGGCTTGAGAAGTATATCAAAGAGGGGTATGACTTCATATGTATTGGAGGGATCACACCAAATCCATGGAAGGCGGTAAAACCTGCACTGGACAAGATTTGGAGTGAAATACTGACAGATCGAACTGGAATGCCAATTGTCAAGGTACATGGATTAGCAGCAACATCATATCGATTGATGACGGCTTATCCGTGGTGGAGTGTGGACTCAAGCTCGTGGCTGAAACTTGCAATCTATGGAAACATCGCTGTGCCACCAAGAAAAAATGGGAAGTATCGAATGGACGTTGCTCCATATAGTGCTCCTGTTTCCATTCATCGCACAAAAACGAAAATTGATAAAGAAGACGTTCTTCCTACGATAAAGAGAAAGAACCGTTTGTTATCAAGAGAGGTCATGGAATGGTTAAATGAAATCGAAGTGCCGGTGGGCACTGTAAATGAAATGGGGGATGAGGTTGAGTGGGGCGTAATGTCGAATTGGGAGGCGAGATCGTTGGCAAACCTTCGGTATTTCAAACGTCTTGCGGATAGTATGCCGAAATGGCCTTGGTCTTTCAGGATCAACCAAAAACCAAAAACCCTATTCTAAGGCTTTCTGATGATTATCTACTTTGCAGGTGATGGTGTTACGAAACCAATGAGGCCGGAAGAGGTTTTGGAGAATCAGGATAACATCGGAACATTGCTGGCTTACTACAAAATATTTGAAGCCAAGACCACCCGTTCCTCCATACGGTTTCGAGCAATCAAAAAACACGGAAAAGTCAAAACTAAGGATGATGTAAAATGATTGTGGATAGAGAGCAATTGCTGAAAGAACTTGAAAGCGTTACGCCCGGACTTTCTTCAAGAGAGATCATCGAACAATCCTCGTGCTTCGCATTCCAGAATGGAGTGGTAGCAACATACAATGAGGAAATCTCCTGTTTTCAATCTACCTGTCTGAAAATTCAAGGGTCTGTCCAAGCAATGAAGTTGCTCGCATTGCTTAGAAAAATGATGGACAAGACTGTGGATATAACAGCAGGAAAGGCGGAATTGCGAATCAAAGGAAAGGGGCGAAGAAGAGCAGGGATTTTGATGGAGAGCAAGATCACTCTTCCAATCGATTCTATCAAACAACCGAGGAAATGGATACCATTGTCAGATGATTTTACGGAAGCGGTGGCAATGGTAGAATCGTGTGTCGGAAAGGATCAAACGCAATTTCATCTCACATGCGTTCATCTGTGCCCAGATTGGATCGAAGCATGTGACAATGTGCAAGTTGCCAGATTTGTCACAAAGACGAATTTGCGGAGCAAGATTTTAGTGCGAAGGGAGCAATTGAAACATGTAGTGTCATTGGGTATGACGGAATTTGGGAAGACAAGAGAATGGTTGCACTTTAGAAACCCAAATGGATTGCACCTTAGTTGCAGGCTGTACATTCAAGAGTATCCAGACATCGCTCCTATCTTGAAAGTCACAGGAACAAAGACACAGTTACCAAAGGGGATAGAAAAAGCAGTTGAAAGAGCGTCCATCTTCTCTGAAACGAATGTTAATGACAATCAGGTGGTTGTGTCAATCAGCAAAGGGAAGGTGAATATTAAGGGAACAGGAACAAGTGGATGGTATTCGGAAACGAAGAGAATTAACTATGACGGTGCCCCGATGTGCTTTACCATCCCTCCATTCCTTCTGAATGAAATCGTCGCCAAATATGACGAATGTATCATCAACAAAAATCGATTGAAGATAAATGTTGGAAAGTTTTCCTATGTTACAGTTCTTGGGGTTTTGGAAGATTCTGTCGAAGGAACACCGGAGAAAAAGAAAAATCGGACGAAGGTTCGTTCAGGCAAGAAACAAGTTGATTAAATGCCATCAAAAATATGGTGTCAGAACATGCTATAGCTGCTATGATTATCCAAATTGTAGAATATATAGTAAGTATATGGACGCTTGGTTTGATTTGTTGGAACAAATCAAGAGAGGCGAATAGATGCGTCAAGGATTTTTCAATCTGACAGAGTTGTCTGTGTCCAACAACACCGCCATACTTCCTCGTTGCGGTCTTTGTGGGTTAAGCCATGGATGCCATTCCCCACGAATGAAACCTACGGGGAAAGGAAAGAGAAAAGTATTGGTTGTTGCCGAAGTTCCTGGGGCTTTAGAAGATTTGAAAGGAAAACAACTGATTGGGGAAGCAGGACAGGTTTTCAGAAATCTATTGAGATCAATTGGAGTGGATTTGGACAGAGATTGCTGGAAGA